GCTTCTGTAATTCCACCGATTTGGGAATCTTTATAATCCATATTGTAACTTGCAGTAACCGAAGGCGGCATATACAAACCAATCGTCTCCCCACTTTTTGTAATAGACTGACTTGACATGAAAAGAGATGTAGTGTTCTCAACATCTTTGGCTCTGGCCTGTAGGGTTTTTTGTTTACTTCCTGTCCGGCGATTCGGCGGGCCAGTATTGACGGGAACCTTCCTGGCCTTCAGAAATTTGCCAGGCGTAACATTGAACACAGTGAATAAAACATAATTTGCAACGCGAGGATTAGTCCCTATATCTTCTGGATACAGGAGTATCTCAGACTGTCCCTCCGCGGCGCTCGGTGATGATCCTTCTGGAAATTTATTCGCGGAACCCTTTCCTCTAGTGGAAGTGTCAACGCCGCCCAACAATTTTCTTGTTACTTTACCAATTTGTCCTTGAGCAATATTTACGAAACCATCTGCTAATCCCATGTCTAAATATCCTTATACACTTTATTGAAACTATTTATAACGAATGTCATACAAAGGTCGATATATACCAACCAACCCCAAGAAATATAAAGGGGATTCACAGAACATAGTTTATCGTTCTCTCTGGGAGCGTAAATTTATGGTATACTGTGATACCAGTAATGCTATCATTGAGTGGGGTAGTGAAGAGATCATTATACCCTATTTATCACCCAAGGATGGACGTATGCACAGATATTTCCCAGATTTCTACATCAAGGTCAAGCAAGCTGATGGAACTATTAAGAAAATGATCATAGAGGTTAAACCCAAGGTGCAGTGTAGTCCGCCCAAGGAACCCAAGAGACGTACCAGACGGTGGATGAATGCGGTTATAACATACGGTGTAAATGATGCTAAGTGGAAATATGCCACAGAATGGTGTGCAAATAACGATATGGAGTTCAAGATATTAACTGAGGATCATCTGGGTATTTCGTATAAATAGTATTATGGCAGTTAGCAAATATATACAAGCAGTTAAGGATGAAGCAAAGGGTCGCCCAAAGTCAACTGCTTGGTACAGAGAAAAGATTAAAGAATTCGGTACACCAACCACACTTGACCTCATACGGGATGGTAAGAGGGATAACAAGCCATTCTATGGTAAGCTCAACATGTTCATGTATGATCCAAAGTTCAAGAAGACTTTGCCATACTATGACACATTCCCTCTGGTGTTACCACTAGAGATGTATTCAGACGGGTTTCTTGGTATCAATTTTCACTACCTACCTATTCCATTGCGAATTAAGTTGCTTGATAAGTTGGTGGATTATTCTAACAATACTGAATTTGATTATACGACAAGACTTATCGTTGATTATAGCAAATTGAAAAGTCTACGAATTATCAAACCAACCCTACACAAATATCTTGCTGGGCAAACCAAGTCACAGTTTCGCAGAATTGATGCAGATGAATTTACAATCGCAACTCTTCTACCTGTGCAGAGATTTAAGAAAGCATCTGAATCAACAGTGTGGAAAGAATCGAGGGCAATGATCTAATGGCAGTACTACCTAAATTTATAGAGGGAGCAGCATTTGGCAGTCTTAATACTGTCTTAAGCCATTTTCTTGGCGGAGATGGTAAAGATGGTTATGCTCTCCCAAGTCGCTATGAAGTTATTATTACACCTCCTGGCAAACCCGATCCAGCTGCAAAGAAAACTTCTCTTCGTTGTGAATCAATCTCCTTGCCGGGCATGAACCTTACTTCAACTCCAGATAGTAACATGTATGGTGTTCCAGCAGAAATTGTTGATGGTGTTTCTTTCGCAGACACAATTAATATGACATTCCAATCAAGTAGTGACCTTGAGGAGAGAGTACTTTTTGAACGCTGGCAAGAACAAGCTTGGGATAGGGAAACATGGAATATCAAATATTATACAGAGTATACTGCACCAATAGACATATATGTTTTAGACCTACAAAATAATAAAAAATATGGAGTTAGACTATTCGATTGTTACCCAAAAACTATTGATGCTGTTCCCCTGAGTTATGCAACTGCCACAGATATTATAAAAATAAATGTTTCGATGCAATATAGGTATTGGGAGACACTAAATATTACAGCTCAACCACAAGGTCTGGGAGACAAACTTTTTGATGTTATTGCAGGTAATATAAAGCGAGGCATTAGCTCAAGAGTACCGAAGGTGTTAAGCAAACTGGGATAAACCCCGAGTTTAACTTATAATTTTATGATAAAGGATGATAAATTATGGCACTACCTAAACTAAAGACGCCCGAATTCAAATTACTGATACCGTCAACGCAAGAGGAGATTAGATACAGACCCTTTTTAGTTAAAGAACAAAAGATTCTTATGATTGCTCAAGAATCAGAAGACGAAAAAAACATTGGGGATGCTTTAAACATCCTAGTCTCCGAATGTACATTCGGAGAGGTTAATGCAGACAAGAATCCCATGTTTGATGTAGAATATGTGTTCCTTCAAATAAGATCAAAGTCAGTTGGTTCTGAAGTATCTTTAATGATTACTTGCCCAGATGACGGTGAAACACAAGTTGAAGTTAAAGTTAATCTTGAGGACATCGGTGTACAGAGGAGTGTGGAACACACAGATGTTATTGATTTGACTGAGGACATTAAAATCAAATTTAGATATCCTCGACTTTCTGATATTCAAGGTATGCCGGAAAATATAGGCGAATTTGAACGTATGACTAGATTGGTTAATATTTGTATTGAATCAGTTGAATCCGGGGGAGATATTATACACTATATTGACATGACTTCACAAGAAGTCGATGATTTTATTGATTCATTTAATGGCGATCAGTTGATACAAGTCCTTAAATTTTTTGAAACTATGCCAAAAGTTCGACATGTGGTTGATGTGATAAATCCTAAAACGAAGGTAAAAGGAGAAGTATTACTAGAAGGAATCGAAAGTTTTTTAGAATAGCCCTTTCACATGATACTGTGGTGAATTATTATCAAACAAATTTTTCTATGATGCAACATCACCACTATAGTTTAACGGAGTTAGAAGAAATGCTGCCGTGGGAAAGGGAAATTTATATAGGACTGTTAGTTAAACATTTGGAAAAAGAAAAAATAGAGCACGCAAAGCAAGAGAGAGCCAATAGTAATAGGAGTTAGTCCAATGGCGGATGAAACCGTTAAGATCACAGAAACATCAAAAGAGTATGAACTACTCAAAAGTGATATCGTTCCTAGTCATGGAGATGAGGAACCTACTTGGTATAACAAGACAGCAGGAATGTTGGATAAGTTTCGTGTTATTCCACGACTAGTCATGCTCTCGTATTGTTGGGCGTTCTATGCGTCTGTATCATGGTTCATGCTCCTCACTAATCCAACAAATGCACAAGCAATGTTTATATCAACCATCGTGGGTGCTGGTGCAGCATTCTTCGGTTTATATGTTGGTAAACCAGGCTCTTCATTACCTAAAGGTAAAAAATAGGATATTCCAATGGCAGATGAAACACAAAAAGGTCTTAAAGATATTGCTACTTTGTTGGTTGCAACCAATAAAAAGTTGGATACACTTAATGCGGGTGCTGCAGCCGACAGTACTGTGGAAGGATACATAAAACAAGCATTGCCGGAAATATTGAGTGATAGGGTCATACAGAGTAGAAGTGAAAAATTTGATAAAAGAGAGGGTGTAACTGAAGTCGATGAAGCGGTAAAAGAATCTACTAAGGCGATCAAAAAGGTCGGCTCGGACGCCATAGAGGATCGAGTCGAAAAGAAACGAGCAGATAAGGCCGGACAGAAAGCGGTCACGGAGGGTATAGCTAATGCCGAACTCGATGCTGCAAAGGATAGGGCCAAAGGACGCGACGATGCCGCAGGATACACCGTAAAACTCGCTGACGGTTTTAAAAATGTTGGAGAAGAATCCTTAGTGGCGAGGCGGCAGCAAATTAATGATGAAAAAATTGTAAATGAAGAACGAGCGAGAAAAATTGAAGAGCAAGGTGGAATAGCAAAAGAAAATGCAAAATATGTTAAAGAATCTTATGATATACAAAAAGCAGAGTTTGCTTTAAGAAAGAAAAACCCAGAGCTCACTGGCTCTGCAAGGAGAGAAATAAACCGTGAGGCTGCTCAGGCTGCGAAGGAAAATCGAAAAACTGGTGGTCTTATGCGAAGAATGGCTGGTAGTGTAATAGATAGCGCAAAGAAGACTGGAAGAACAGCGACGATGGGATTATTTGGTATTTTGTCTATTTTGGGCCTTGGCGGATTCTTGATTGCTCTTGGTGCGTTCTTAAAAAGTAAATATTGGGAAATGACTGTAGATTGGATTAAAGGGACACTTATCCCGAACTTAGAGAAATTTTATGGATGGTTAAAAAAGATTGGAAAATATTTCATGACGGATATTCTCCCGGGCTTATGCAATTTTTATGAATGGTTAGTGGGGGATGATACGAAGGGTTGGAAGAAGGTTTTAACAGGACTTGCGCTTATTGTCTCCACTTATAGTATGTTCAAAGTTCTAACGTGGGTTACCAGGCTGGGCTCTTTAATTGGAGCTGTGTTAGGCATAATTCCGATGGCGGGTCGGGCCCTCATGGGAATGTTCATGAAAAGCGGCCGCGGACCGGCTGGATCGCTCGGCGGCATGAGTGGAAAGTTTGGCGGGCAGAATGTTCAACAGAACGCGAAAACTGGCCAGTGGCAGTATTCAAAAGGAGCAGTGGTCGGCGGGGAAAAGGTCGGCGGGCAGTTTCTCAAAGAGGGAGCTAAGGTTACAGGTCAAGTGGGCCTCGGCGGCCGCGCAGATGTAGTAGCGAAATTTCTTACTAAGTATCCACTTTTTGGCAGACTTGTCAGACTACTTCCCTTTTTAGGATCAATATTAACTTCATATCTAGGATATAATATCATAAGCTCTGAGGCCCCTTGGGATAAGAAGGCAGTAGCACTCGGCGGGCTTTTTGGGAGCGTGGTGGGCGCGACCGGCGGCGCCGCAATCGGCGGCATGCTCGGCACAGCTGCCTTCCCCCTCATCGGCTCCATCCCAGGCGCGCTGGTCGGCGGCATCGGCGGCGCCTTTTTCGGTCAAGACGCAGGCATATGGCTAGCGAAAAAATTAATGGGTATAACAGACCCCGAACCTGTGGAACCGGCCGCGCCGCCCACCGCCCAGTTGCCTGTGCCGGCGCCGTTGCGGCGGTCTGGGCGGGCGGAGATACCAAAGGAGCAACGGGCCGCTTATCTGGCATATGTAAAGGCTGAGAAAGAAGCGAAAAGGGAACCAATGAAACACGGGCAATGGTGGGCAAAGAATAATCCCGCCAATAAGAAGAAAGTTTCTCCCTTGCCCGACATCGACATCGACGCTATCATGCCGTCTTATAATCAGAGAAGTCTAGATCGTATGTGGAAGCTGGCGCCGAAGGCAGATCGGGATGCGTACCGGACAAAAGAAAATTATTTAGATGCAATTTTGGGGAAGGAAGGGACAGGCTGGAAGAAAATCTCGTTCAGTGGGCCCGAGAACCGCGACCTTGGGCGATCAGCATTTAATCAGAGTGGCCAGATTACTAATGTTTTCAACAATGTACAGAGCAAAGACGACCATAGCAACATGACCATGACGGGCTCAAACCCTATCGTCAACACTAAATATAGCCGTCTCAATAGAGCTATCGCTTAGAAGATGTAAAAAGGGGGAGAATTTCTTCTCCCCCAGTTTCTTACTCGTTTGCCAACTTTTCAAAGTATGACATAGTGTCCTCATCATCTTTATCAACAGTGGGCGCAGGAGCAGGTTTTGTATCCACCTTGGGTTCAACCCACGGCGCATCTTCCATCACTGCTGCAGCAGTTCCTACCGTGGTAGTCCCTGCAAGAACAGCGTTCATGCGTGTCTTCAACTCATCATATGACTTGAAGTTGGTTGCAGCAGTAAACTCTGATAGAGGATACTCTTTCTTCCAGACCGCTTCAATCTGTTCATCATCATCATCATACAAAGCAGATGGTGCTTCGAACTCCGACTTATCATAGTTCCAGTAACCATCAACCTTACGAATCTTCAACTTGAAGTTCGCACCTTCCCAGAAGTCAAACGGGTTAACCGCCGTCTCATCCTTAAACGCAGGCTGCATTGCTTCCATGCACTTATCAAAGATTTTCTTACCAAAGCGATAGAGCATAACCTTGCCCTCGTTCTGAGGATTGGAAGGGTCTTCGATAACAAGGATGTTTGCAAAATATTGCAACTTACGCTTCTGACGACGCGCAATCTCCTTATCAGATTCAACGCCTGAGTTCCAGTATGCAGAGTTCATCTCCGATATGGGATCATTCTGACCAACGGTAGTGAGAGAGTTCTCAATATACCACTGACCAGTAGGGCCCTGAAACGCATGGTTCCAGACCTTTGCCCAAGGAAGGTCTTCACCCTCGACTGCTGGAAGGAAACGAAGAACGGCATAACCGTTACCCGTCTTATCTACCACAGGCTTCCAAAGGCGGTCATCCGTATAGGACTTCTTTTCTTGGGGGACGTTTTCTGCTTGAACTGCACCAAGCAGTTTATCCAACGAATTGGATTTCTTTAGTGTACTTAACGACATATGTATCTCCTTATGTAAATATATGTTTTCGTATGTTTATAGTGTTACCACTTTATCACAAAACTCTGCTTTTGTCAAGTACCTTAGATTATTTTCTTGAATAAATTCCTCTTTGGCATCTACCCAAGAAAACTTAACATCTTCGAACTCTCTAAAAACAGTTTGCATCTGGTTCATCCAGTTAGTTGAATTAAAACCTTTTGCATCACTGGGCAGATAATTATCTGTCCCTTTATATAAGTTGTTCAACGGCTCATCGTATGATGAGAGGTCAAACCCCAATATATAAATCTCTGTTGCTCCTTGCTGACATGCAAGGTGCATAGCGGTGTTACCCGCTGACCATCCAACCGGAAAGTCAATGTTATTTATGGGGTCATTCTCACCCACATATGTAATCCAGATACCGACATCCTTCTCCATCTTCATGCGAAGGTCTTTCATATCCAAATTTGGATGCATCTGAATTGCAGCCTCAATCCTCTCATGAAGTGTCATAGGGTCTTTCCCTGATACCACACAGTAATCTGTTTCGATTTTGCTTCTGTGTATAAATGCCTCTGGTATGTC